CTATACGAGAATCGGTACATAAACTCTTATCAGACACCATTGAAAGGATTGGATTAGGTCAATTCTATGAAGTCGGTATGCAGACCATCACAGCCCCCAATGGATCAGGGTTCATATTTGAAGGCCTAAAGAATAACACCACTAAGATTAAATCAATGGAAGGCATCGATATTGTCTGGTGTGAAGAGGCCGAAGCCATTACCGAGTACTCATGGGATCTATTAATACCTACTATCAGAAAGCCAGGTAGTGAGATATGGATAAGCTTCAATCCTGCTGATGAGATGGACTCAACATATCAACGATTTGTAGCGCCTTATGAAAAGCAGATACTTAAAGATGGATATTACGAGGACGATAATATCTATGTCTGCAAGGTTGGATGGCAGGATGCAGATGCAGCAGGGTGGTTCCCTGATGAGCTTAGAGCAGAGATGGAGGACTGCAAGAAGAACAACTACCGGAAATATCTTCATATATGGGAAGGTGAATGCAATACAGACTATGAAGATTCAGTTATTCAGCCTGAATGGTTCGATGCAGCAGTAGACGCACACAAGAAGCTTAATTTTAAACCAAGAGGCGTGAAGGTATTAGGATACGATCCAGCGGATGAGGGCAACGACAATAAAGCCTATGTTATCCGCCACGGCTCAATAGTTACAGGTATAGAGTCATGGTTACACCTGGATCTAGAGGAAAGCACTGAGAAGGCATGGCAGGCTGCATACGACTCAAGATGCACTAATCTAGTCTATGACTCCATTGGCGTAGGTGCTGGCGTTAAAATCAAGCTGAGAGCTTTACAGGGCAACGAAGTGATAGATGTTGAGGGCTTTTGCGGTTCAGAGACACCATCTGACCCACAGCAGAAGTACAAGAACGATCGAATGAATCTGGATATCTTTGCTAATAAGCGCGCTCAATGGTGGTGGTATCTAAGGGACAGATTTGAGAATACTTATAGAGCTATCGAGAAAGGGGAATACATCAACCCTGATGAGATGATCTCTATTTGTTCAGATATTAAAGACATAAAACTACTTAAAGCAGAGCTAACCAGGGTGCAGCGCAAGCGCGGAAACCGTAATAGCTTAATTCTGCTAGAATCCAAGCAAGATATGAAACGCAGAGGCTTAAGGTCTCCGGGTATGGCAGATGCTTTAGTCTATGCTTTTGCCAATAAATCAATTTCTGAGAGCTGGGGAAAACCCCTTGATTACTCTCGACTAGATAGGGTAACACGATGAAACCGAAAAAAATGACCGATATTGAGCTTGTCGCTGAGTGTCAACATCAATCAAGCCGGGCAATGGGTAGTGAAACATCAGCCGACGAACTAACGGAAAGTCGCACTAAATCACTGGATTACTATTTAGGAAGAGCAAGAGGTGATGAGCAGGATGGATGTTCGGATATCATCTCTATGGATGTGGCAGATACAGTACATGCTATGTTAGCGCAGATCATGCCGGCCTTCGCCCAGGACACAGTTGTTCAGTTTGAGGCGGAGAATGAGGATGATGAAACACAGGCCAGGACAGAGAGTGACTTCTGTAACTATGTAGTGATGGAGAAGAACAAAGGCTTTGTGATGCTTGAGACAGCGATTAAAGACGCTCTTTTAAGTAAAAATGCAGTGGTTAAGGTTTATGTCGATGTTAAGGAAGATATTGAAACAGAGAAATACCAGGGATTAAACGATATTGAGATCGTGAAGGTTTTACAGCCACAGTCACAGAATGAGGAAGTAATCCCGACTAAGTTTGATGAAAAGACAGGCGATGTAACTATCAAGCGGGTAAGGACTAAAAGAAAACTAGTTGTCTCCAATGTTGCGCCTGAAAACTTTAGCGTGTCTAGTGATCTTAAATCTCCCTATGTAGAAGATACTACTTACTGTAGAGAGCGATTCTGGAAAACCAAGAGTGATCTAATCGAGGAAGGATACGATGCAAAGATCGTAATGGAGCTACCCAGGGCCACATCAGATACGAAAGCAGACTCTATCACCCGTAATCAAGTGCAGGATGAGCAGAATTTCAGCAATGACCACCCATCAATGCACGTGGTAGAACTGGAAGAGCACTATATTCGCATTGACTATGATGGTGATGGGATAGCGGAATTAAGAAAGGTCTTAACCTGTGGGAGTAATTTGATAGAAACAGAAGAAGTCCCTTGTATTCCTTATGCCTCTGGTACTGGCTTCTTAATGGGCCATAGATTCTATGGGCTATCTATCTATGATCTATTGAAGAACATCCAGGACGGTAAGACTTTATTCCTAAGACAGTGGATTGATAACGCGATTAAGGGCAATCACAAGAAATATAAGGCTATGGAGGAAGATACAAACATGGATGACCTGTTAAACGGTCGATCTACGGGTGTTATCCGTGTTAAGCATATGGGCGCACTGGAAGAAATGCCTACAAATGATATCGGCCCATCCTGCGCAATGGGGTTAGAGTACCTTGATAAAGTCAGAACAGAGCGCACAGGATCAGCACTCGACCTACAGACTCAGCAAATGAACACTCCGCATAACGTGGGTGATGCTGGCGTTAATACAATAGTAGCCAACCTCGAACAGATAGGCGCATTGGTAACTAAAAACCTATCAGAAACGCTCATCAGTTCTATTTATTTACTGGTTCATAAATTCTTAAAGTTATATTTCAAAGAAGAGTTACAAGCCAAGATAAACGGTAACTGGTCACAGACAAACCCATCAGAATGGTTAGACAGGGAACAGATTAATATATCTGTTGGTTTAACTAAGACTGAACGCATGGTTCAGCAAGTGGCAATAGAGAAGATCATTGCTAAACAAGAACAATATATGCAAATGGGCTATGAGGGTGTAATTGCAGACAAGGATGGATTATTCAGGGCTATATTAGATCATTCTCGCATGTCTGGTATCGATCACCCTGAGAAATACTGGATAGACCCATCAAGCGACCAGGCTCAACAAGCGTCACAGGGCAAGGCACAGCAAATGCAACAGCAACAGATGGAGCAGATGCAACTACAGAACCAGATGATTGGTGTACAAATAGCCGAGGTTCAACGCAATGCCAAGAATGACCAGGAAGAGCTCAAACTGAAATATGATGAATTAAAGCAGAAATATGATGAGATGATGCTTAAAGCTGAGATAGAGGAAGCCAAGATCATAGGTAAAGCTACGACTGATCTTGAATTAGCACAAATGAAATTCACACAAGAGAGCGAATATGCAGAGCCTAACCGAGAGGTTGACCAATAGCACTAAAACAGCCTGTAAGAGATTAGAGGCTAAATACTTTAACGAATGGAAAGCTGCGGATACGCAGGAAGCCAGGGAGGCGATACACAGCAAACTACAGGCATTATCAGACTTGCAATTTGCAATGATTAATACTATAAGGGGTACAGAGGATGGATAATCCACAACAAGGCGTAGCAGATATTTTAAATGCTGCTTTAGCCAGTCCTGAAGAGGTCACTACTGAGGAAACTCAGACAGATACAACTCAAGAGATTGAGCCGCAAGAGCCTGAGAAGGCAACCAGTGAAACGCTGGAAAACGAGGTTGAAGCTACCTCACAAGATATTGATACGTTAAATAACCTGGCTGATGAGCTAGATATCCCCATCGAGGATATGTATGCGTTGAATATCGCTTTACCTAATGCCGATCCTGTCTCACTTGGCGAGTTAAAAAACTTTTACCAGGAGAACAGGGATATAGCAGAGGCTAAGCAACAGCTTGAAACAGAGAGAAGTCAGATCCAGGCCGAGGCTGAGAAGCTACAGCAAACACCGCCGATTCATCCAGAAATGATACAGGCACAAGCCACATTAATGATGATTCAACAGCAGATGCGCAGCCATGAACTGGAGTCTTTAAGGCATAGCAACCCGGCAGAGTGGGCGGCTAAACAAACAGAGCTTAAAAACGGCTATGAGCAGGCCAGTTACCAGTTAAACAACATTAACCAGGTAATTGAGCAAAAAGAAACACAGCTTAGAGCCAAGCAACAGCAAGAACTGTTTAATAAGCTACCTGAACTGAAAGACGATGCAAAACGAGCAGAAACAGCAGAGCAATTGAGTGGTTTTATTAGTCAGTTCGGATTTACCCCTAATGATCTGAACTATGTAAGCGATTCAAGATTAATGCATATGCTGATAGAAGCTTCAAAACTGTATCAGATGAAAGGGAATGCAAAGGGTAAGCGGATAGATACCGCGCCTAAGGTCTTAAAGCCTCAAGCAGTACAGAACAGCCAAGCTGGTAGAAAAGCCTCTCTCAAGCGTTTAACTGAAAAGGCACGAAACGGACAAACTAAAGACAAAGTGTCAGCCGTGAATGCCTTACTTGTAAATAGAGGATAAATCTAATGAGTACAGCAAATATCGATAGCTATAATTTAAGCTCGCAAGCTTATAATGGCTTAATCAATGAAAGCGTGATGCAGCAAATTTGGGATATTTCCCGAATTCCACTGCCATTCACTGACCTTGCAGGCACAGATACCCACGGTAACGAGTATTGCGAATGGACGCAAGACAGCTTAGAGGCTCCTGTAATCACCAATAAACTGGTTGATGGTCAAGATGCGCCAACATTCACCAATAGTCTGGGTGGTCGTGTAGGTAATCACTCTCAAATCTCTGGTAAAACTGTGCGTGTTTCGACTCGTGCTATTGAGTCAGACACTATCGGCTATGGCAATCGCCTATCTTACGATGTGATGATGCGCCAACAAGAGTTACGCCGCGACGTAGAGGCGGGTTGTTTATCTAACCTACCATCTATCGCTGGCACTTCCTCTGTGGCTGGTCAATCCGCTGGTTTAAATGCCTGGTTAGAGACTAACGTTGACTTTGGTACTGGTGGTTCAGCAGGTGGCTTCAATACTTCGACTGGTATTGTAGATGCTGCAACTGTTGGTACAGCAGAAGCATTAACAGAAACTAAGGTTCGTGATGTTGCAGAGTCATGCTATGAGAATGGCGGCTCGCCTACGGTAGCGATGGCGGTTCCTGCTGTTATTCGTAAGTTCTCTGAGTATCTGTTTAGCTCATCTGCGCGAGTAGCAACCTTAACCAGTGAAACCGGTCAGGGCGATGGTGCTGCAACAGCGAAAGGCTCAGTGAATGTGTTTGTTACTGATTTCGGGATCACCCTTGAATTGACACCAAACCGCATTCAGCAGAACTACACAACAGATGAAAGCTCTATGTTCTTAATCGATCCAGCGCATGTACGAATCTCATACTTGCATGGTTATCGTGTTGAGACATTGGCTAAGACTGGCCTTGCTGATAACCGCTTAATGGCGGTTGACTGGACATTGGTTGTAACAACAGAAAAAGCTCATGGCCTGATCTGCTCAATCGATAACACAGCAGCAGTAACAGCGTAGAGAGTAGCCATGCCTAGAATAGACCTGAAGAAAGGTGAACGTAAGTATGCACTTCATGCTTTAAAAGAAATGCAGAAACGCGATTACAAAGAAATCCAGTTTAATCTAGATATGGCGAAAGCTGAAAACAGTGTTAGGGATATGTCGTTTGGTCGGATGATGTTATCAATACCAGAAGATCATCGGCGTATCCTTGGCCTACTGTTACCGGATTTAGATTCAAAAGACGCTCAAGAGCGAACTAATGCCTGGAAGCGTTTCATGAAAAACCCTTTATCTAAGCCTTATCGGCTTAATGCAAAGGAGAAAGGCGGCAATGCCAAAGCTCAACCTATTTACTTCAACACCTGACTCAGCGGTTGCGGCAGCAGATCATGCCTTCGCACCACGAGAAGCAAGAGCATTTTGTGAGGGTCGTGCAGCATCAGCCGCATCGGCTTTAATTAGTACGGTTCCTTATTCAGTAACAACAGAAAAAGAACTGTATTATGCCTGGCGTGCAGGATGGACTAATCACAATGGAGGTGCAGCAGCCTCTACGACTTGTTGTGCAGTATGAGCTTTTCAAACTACACAGGGTTAAAGGCCGAAGTAGCAGACTGGCTGCATCGATCTGATTTAACCTCTAAGATGGACTCATTCTGTCAATTAGCCGAGGGCATGATTAATCGTGATCTTCGCTCGTCAGAGATGGAGAAGCGAGAGTCTCAGACGTTTAATTCTACCTTTTTTGATCTTCCAACTGATTACCTTGAATTGAGAGCCTTAGAGATTGAGATCAGCGGTGGCAGACACCCTTTGAGAATGGTGACACCTCAAGTCTTAGACGCGACTTACTCACACTCTACTGGCTATCCCAGGGCATTTACGATTGTTGCTGGTCAGTTGGAATTTAGACCCGGTATAGAAGCCACAGACCCTTATACGGGAGAACTGGTTTATTATGCGAAAGTACCGACATTAATCAGTAATTCAACTAATACAATCCTGACCACCACGCCAATGATTTACCTGGCGGCAATGATGGTTCAGGCTAATATTTATCTACAGGATGCAGAACAGCAAGCCACCTGGTTAACGGCGTACACTACACAGGTAGATGCGGCAAATAGATCAAACCAGAAAGGCAAATACATCCTGCCAAGCATACAGGTGTCATAATGGGACTAGAAACCGGCGTTACTTATATTGAAGATCTAGATGCAGCTAATCCGATAGGTGCAGTGGATACGCTTGATGAGTGCGACGATCATATAAGAAACATCAAGACCGCAGTACAGGGATCATTTCCCAATCTGGGTGCGGCAGCGGTAACACTGACAGCAACCGAAGCAAATTTATTAGATGGTGCAACCTCAACTGATATCAGTGGTAGTGGTTTATTAGAAGGCGTGGTCAATCTTGTCTATCCTGTTGGCTCTATTTATATCTCTACATCCGCGACAAATCCAGGCACTACTTTTGGAGTGGGAACCTGGGCGGCATATGGTGCAGGTCGTACGATAGTCGGCGAGGGCGGCTCATTCAGCGGCACTGGCGGTTCAGCGAATGCCCCTATTGTAAACCATACTCATACTTGGTCAGACACTTCAACTGGGAACAGTACAAATCACACACATACAATACCTACAAATACAGGGTCGTCCGGTTCAGGTACAAGGGTCGCTCTCGCCAGCGGAGGCACAGACAGTATTCTATACACAGGTGGCGCAACTGTTACGCATACGCATGATGTATCTGGAACTACTGCAAATCCAGCTGGCGGTGTATCTGCTACTAATGCAAATATGCCTCCTTATATCACTACTTATATATGGCAGAGAACCGCATGAGCCGAACTAAAGAAGAAATGGCAGTTTTACTGGCGAGCAAAAAACACAGTGATATGTTTAAAAGCTCTACATGGGCTGATTTAGTTAGAAGTATAAGCGGAGCAACCCCACAGCAGCGTCAAAGGCTTGTCGATTTATTAGTCAAGGGCAACACAAAAAAAGCTGGTGAAGCCTTGAGAAACGCATTATTAGTCGATGCAAAAGATAGAGCAAAAGCTTTCGTTGATGAGGCATTAATAGATGATAGCTTATCATTAGAGGAGCTAGATCAATTGCTATGAGAGAGCGCATAAAATTAGATCCTTTCGGCGTTACGATTGACACTAATCCGCATGATGTTGATGAGTCTGTCTATACTGATGCCTTAAATATGCGCTTTACTAATAATGCTGCAGAAAAGATGTATGGAGAGACAGAAGGCACAACCATTACCGAACAAGCCACGCATTTATTATTTAATGGCGATCATTCAGCGCCTCGATGGATCTATATGGGTGATGGGCTAGTAAGAACTACCGATTTCGCTACGGATACGGATTTATCCAATGTTGCAACTGTTGCGTCTGGTACAAATTGGGATGCAACATTATTCAACACATTGCCTATATTAAATAATACAGTGGATGCGCCCTGGTACTGGGATAAGTCGCTAGCAAGCGATGTGGCTGCTTTACCTGCTTTCCCTGCCTCTACCACTTGTGAAGCAATAAGACCCTTTAGAAGCTTTCTCATTGCCTTAAACATCACAGAGTCAGGCACAGAGCAGGTAAATAGACTGATCTGGTCTGACTCATCCGATGCAGGGGCTTTGCCTGCGAGTTGGGATATTGCCGATCCCACTACTTTAGCGGGTGACGCTTACCTGACGGATGATAGAGGCGAGATCGTAGACGGTTGCCAGTTAAGGGATATGTTCGTTATATATAAGACGCATTCCATCTATTTAATGCGATTAATAGGCGGTTCTTCAGTTATGCGAGTTGATAAGGTTCAGGTCAATTCAGGACTATTAGCTAAGAATTGTGTGACTGAGTTTAAGGGCCGGCATTTTGTATTTGGTGATGGTGATATCTACTTATTTGATGGTCAGAATATCGAGAGTATTGCGAATAAGCGAGTAAGAAATAAGATATTTAATGATATCGATTCAACCAATAGCCCTAGCAGTTACGTGGTGAGAAATGACCAGTTAAATGAAATCTGGTTATGTTATCCAGAATCAGGCTCGACTTATTCCAATAAGGCGGCGATATGGAACTGGGAGGATAATAGCTGGACGTTTAGAAGCCTACCAGATTCAAGGCATATTGCCGCAGGTTTAACCAACTTTATTGCCTCACCGACTTATGCAGCCTCTACAGGTACTTATGCCAGTTATGCCGGAACAACCTATAGTCCTGCAAGCGCAAATGCCACAGCTGATTCTTTAGCGAGTGCAGCAACCCTGGCAATTAATACCCTGGAAGAAACTAACGACATAGACGGTGTAGCGATGCCCTCTAAACTTGAAAAGCTAACAATGGCCCTGGGTGATGAGGATCAGATCAAGCTGATTTCATCTGTTACACCCAGAATCACTGCTAATGCAGGGACTACCATTTATATCCGTATCGGCACACAGAATATGCCAGATGATACGATCTCATGGTCGTCAGAGGTGGCTTATGTGGTAGGGACTGACAGAGAGGCTTATTTTACTGAGAAAGGGCGCTATATATCTATCCGAATGAGAACGCAGGACACGGATACGCACTGGAAGTGCCATGGGTTTAGTTTTGACTTTAATTACAGTGGTAAGCATTAATGTACACTCCAAATCCAGTCCCAGAGGATAGCGGAGATTTAAGGCGATTTATAAATGATGAACTGCAAAGACTTAGAGATGAACTGGGTATTATTGAGGAAAATATGTCTATAAATATGCTGGATATCTCAATGGGTAAGCCTGGCTATGCTTATGTTAATAAGTTTGGGCGTAATACTGATGTGGATAGCGGTACTAGAGCCGATGTATGGGATGGTGGAACCACGGCGATAGGCGGTCAAACTTACACTTATTCAACCACGGCAGATATCACTCATATTGTCTCAGATGCAGCGGATACCGTTAATATTGAAGTGCAGGGATTAGATGCTAATTGGGAAGAGGTCACACAGACTAAAACATTGACCGGGACAACTGGCGTGGCTCTGGATACCCCGTTAATCCGTGTCTTTAGAATGAAGAACATCGATAGCACAGCAGCGGCGGGTAATATTCAATGCGGCGTAGGTGCGGTCACAACCAGTTTTACAGCGGCTAATTTAAGAGCACAAATAACATTAGGCTTTGAGCAAACCTTAATGGCGATTTATACGGTTCCGGCAAACAAGAAAGCCTATTTGACTAATTTTTGGTGCGATATGAATCGAAGCGTTACTAGTGGCTCGTGTAACTTTGATATGTTTGCTCGTTCAGAGGGTGGCGTGTTCAGGGTTCAAACCACCACAGCCAGTGTTGGCGCGGGTACAAGTCATTTCCAGCATCAATACGAGCCTTACCCATCATTTAATGCTAAAACAGATATAAAGATCACGGCTGATGCCTCGGCGAATAACACGGATATATCAGCGGGCTTTGATTTAATTTTGGTGAACGCATGAGCGATATTGATATTTATGGTGTAGAAACGGCCTACTTAGATCAGGCGTGGGATGATATTGCGCCATTTATCCAGAAAGGGCTTGATTTCGCCCAGGGTGAAATGACTATTATTGATATTTATCAAATGATAAAATCTCATCAAGTAGTACCGATCGTGATGAGTTACCAGGGCGAGATATTATCCGTAGTCACTATGGAGATATCAGAGAAACCACAAAAAAAAGTTATGTGTTTAATGACTGCCGGCGGTACTGAGATCGATGCCTGGTTAGATGAATTTATGCAGGTCGCTGAACATCTGGCGATTGAACAGGGCTGCGATGCGATCTATATCAATGGTCGTCGAGGCTGGGAAAAGAAGCTTAAAAGATACGGTTATGACTACGGTTATACTGTTTTAACGAGGAAACTACAATGAGCCTGGGTAAGAATGAGCAACAAAGCAACCCTGCATCAGTATGGAGCGAACAAAGTCCATATTTAACCAGCCTATACAGTCAGGCACAAAACCTATTTAATTCAGGTGCGCCAGGTGGCGCGGGCTATGATTATGCCTCGCAAGTCTCACAGGGTGCATTGCCGGCTATACAAAATAGCTTAGGTGGTGGCTTTTCTGGCCAATTTGCCAATAACCCATATTTACAGAATATGGCTTCAGGCGCATATCAAAACCAGGGCTTACAGGGTGCTATTCAGGCCGGTTTAGGTGATATCAGTCGTAACTTTAACCAGAATATCATGCCGGGCATTAATTCAGGCGCAGCCATGACTAATACTTCGGGCGGTAGTCGCCAGGGTATCGCTCAAGGGCTTGCAGCAGGTGATGCGAATAGGCAGAGCGCGGACTTTGTAAACCAGATGTACTCTAATAACTTCCAGAATATGATGCAGAATCAACTGGGTGCTTTAGGTCAGATGGGTAGTGCTTATGCCAATGCAGACCAATACACTAATCAGATGCTTGGAATGGCTCCACAGTTATCTAATTTAGGTTACGCACCAGAGCAGGCTTACTGGTCTAATCAATTCAACCCAATATCCCAGTACGCTTCATTAATTGGCTCACCGACTGTATTAGGTGGTTCAAGTTCTGGAAGCGGCTGGAATGTTGGTCTACCAATCAAGGGAGGCAGTTAAGATGCCATTACCACTTCTCGGCGGGTTAATACTTGCGGGCCTCGGAAAGTGGGGCCTTGATGAGTATGCAGATTATCAGACCGGACAAAACACAAAGAAAAAACAAAATCTCCTGAATGCCAATATCGGTACTCAGTGGGAGCAGCAAGGCCCACTGCAGCAAGGTGAACAGCGTCAAATGCTTGGCACTGGTCTATTAGGTGGTGTTAATCAACAGACTCAAGCCATTGCAAACCTACAAGCTGGCGGAGTATCACCACAAGAAATACAATCTCTGCTTTCGCCACAGTTAAACCAGCAGGCGCAGCAGGCGCAGACATTCCAGGCCAGGACAAAAGCCGAGAGTGATTTAACCAAGTATTTTACCGATCAGGGCAATAAGCTAAGAACTGAACGAACTAAGCAATTACAGTCATTTAATGAGGCGCGAACAGCCTATAACACCACGATCAACGCATTGCAGAATGATTCAGGTGCGGGTTCTTTAGCTGCGGTATTCTCATTTATGAAAGCCTTAGACCCTCGATCAGTGGTTAGAGAGAATGAGCAAGATGCAGCACAGCAAACGGGCGGCGTAGCTGATTCACTTGTAGGCATGGTTAATAAATTGAGGGGCAAATCTTCATTAGGGCCAGAAGCCAGAAAAGCTATTGCCGAGGTTATGACTTCGATAATGAGTGGCAGGCTTGAAGATGCCAACAGAATAGCGGCTCAATATGATTTAATCGCTACTGAACAGAATGTGCCATTAAGTCAAATCAGATCAGGCGCGACTAATTTAGATCCTTTTGCTATGCCTCAAATTGCAAAGGACAAGCCACCAAATCCACCGGGCGGC